TGTCACATAAGATGATGTTGCAGAGTTTAATGCAGATATAGATATTTTAGCACTTGCACTGAATGTATTTAATTCGGTTATTGAAGTTACTAAACTTGCAGTTGATTGTGATGCAGTGAATTGGTTTAATGAACTTATAGAAGTATTAGTACTAGAAGTAAATGTATTGTATCCAGTATTAATTAATAATTGAGATGCAGTAAATTGATTTAGTGCAGTAATATCACTACCACTTACATCAGGTAATATTATACCAAATGTAGAGTTGTTACCTTTTGTAAAAGTCAAAGTTTGTCCACTTAGAGATGCAGTTATTAACGCAAGACTAGCAGATGTGTTTAAATTACTTATAGAAGTTGCCTGGGATGCAGTGGTTGAGTTTAAATTACTAATTGATATATTTACACTAGCCGATGTAATTTCTAAGTTATTTAGTCTTATATTTGCAGATGCTGTAAATGTATTTAAGTTATCAATTGATGTTATAATACTTGCAGTCGATTGAGATGCAGTGAATTTATAGAAACTTGTTGAGATGCAGACGATTGATTTAAATTAGAGATTGAAACCAATGCAGATGCACTGAACAATTCTAAGTTTTGAGTTTCAATTAGTAAACTTGCAGTCGTAGTATTTAAGTTATTTATACTAATTTGTTGTGATGCAGATGATGCATTCAATTGAGTTACCGAAGAATTAAGACTTGCAGTTGTTGATTCAATATTAGTTAATCTAACATTTGTTGATTGAGTATAAGAATTGAATGAAGAAGTTGTTACTAAACTTCCTGTGTTAACTACCGATGCAGTTATATTAGCAGCGAATATATTTCCTGAAGAACTTATATTAGTTCCATCAAAAGAAATATTTAATGATTGACCAATACCATCTTCTAACTTAGTCATTGTTCCAGGAACCAATGCATTATCAGTTCCTAAATGTGTTAAAGATTGATAAGATTGTGAAATATATAAGTTACTTAAACTTCCCATTGTATTTTTTTATTTTATATTTTAATCATATTGCCACTTTCTAAAAGCTACTGCCGAGCCACTCCCCCAGTTTTGTGGGGTTGTTCTCCATATTTGAGGGTTAATCCATAATTCACAATATTCACAAGTTCCATAATCTGCATATGGCAAATACAAAACAGGCAAGTTCACATAGTCATAATCATCCTCACCTTCAAACTCTCTTATAACTGTATAACAATTCAAATCAAAATAAGTAGTAATGTCGTATTGTGAACTTGGATACCATCGACTCGAAAATACTTGTCCTATGGTGACCGGTTCGTCTATTATTGCCTTATAGAGTTCTCCCGTATTGCATTGTTCAATTATATATCCACTGCCAGAAGGGTTAACTAAAAAAAAAAGACAGCGATTTTTGTCGTTGTGAGTTGTTAGAGTGAATGTTGCACTCCATCCGGCGAGTCCGTTATTAAACCTATCGTAGAATGGTTGACAAGTAATTTCTCCGTTTATCTCAAAACCGGCAACTCCTCTTTGCGTATATGCTGTTAAATCGTTTAAGACTGCTAAAGTATTTGCATGAATATCTACAACATCATCAGTACCATAAAAAGCAATTGCTTGTTTGTTTGCACTACCAGATGATTCGTTATTCTTTTCTTTAACTTTATCTGCTACAATTAACTGAACTGTAAACTCAGTAGTATTTACACTAAATACACTATCGGTAATGTTTATGTTACCTAAAGGATATGCTGGGTATTCTTTTGTATCTATATCACTTAATTCACCCTGTGTTACAACTTGAATTGTAGGGTGGTTGTTCATAATTGTTTTAAAGTAATTAAGAACATTGTAATATAGAGTATAGTTTACTCCTGTGTTATGAACGATTTGTTGACTCATAGTTATTATAATTGAATACCACCAAAATATTGATTCGATTGGTCAGGGTAAATTTGTGTTTGATTACCTACTGATTCTAAGTATTGAGGTATATTATTAGAATATGCAATTAAGTAATTCTGTAATCTCAATGCATAATAGTCAGCATTTGTTTGAGCAATTTGCTTTAGATAATCAACTTCAGTCTTAGAAGGTGCAACACCCTGGTCACTTTGTTGTTTAACTGCACCATTAGATTTAAATTGAATGTTACTAAACGGAATATACTCAACACATGAATACCATATTAAAGTATTTTTAATGTAATCATCTAAAAGTTCTTGATAATAGGATGATAAAGATGATACAGTATTTGCAGTGATTCTGTCTTGTAAGAAATCAAATAAGACAGTTCCTAAAAGATTCTTTAAGTACTTATCTTGTGAAACTCTTGCAAAAGGCAATAATGAATCTGCATCGATTGCACCCTGTAAAGGTGTGTTCTTAATGATATCGTTTCTTGTAATAAAAAGTGCGTATGACATATTATTTAATTATTTCGTATTCTTTTGAAAAGTGTGCAGGTCTTGTAAATGTTTCTGGCTTTTCAGTTGGTAATGGTTCTTCTGATGTTTGGTCTTGTGGTTCTTCAGTTGTTGCAGGGTTCTCCATAGACTTATTAGTCTCATCTTCAACTTGCTCAACTGATTTACCAGTTTCTTCTGCCTGTTGAGAAAGAATTACTAATGGAGTTAATTGTTCAAAGTATAATTCCATTGCATCATATCCACCTTCTGTCAATGCCATATCCAAACTATTTAATATTACATTTTGGAATGGAGATATAGTCATTGTTTGCATGATACTAAATGCAGTTTTCATTTCTTCTGACTGAGAACTAAATCCGTTTTGTTCAGTTCTAATACCAAACAATAAAGGACTGGTTACTCTATGTGCAACTAATATTCTATCTTGTACATACTTTGCAACATAGTCATACTTCTCATGTAAGTTATCAATATTTATTACATCGATTGTAGGTTTAGTTGCAGGGTCATCGTTGAATGATAACATAAATCTACCTGCGTTATCTGTTCCTGTAAACTTAGCTTGTAGTAAGTCTTCGATAGTTTGTCTTTCTTCAGGTGCAGGAACTCCATTGTTGAAGTTTATCATCACTGCTGGTAAGAAACCATTAACAATATTATTAAAGTGTAAATTACTAATCTCTCCGTCAGCAACTGCTAATTGTAATGCAGATACCCAATCAGGTAAGGAATAGTAATAAAGACCTGGACAATAATTCTTAATGTAAAGTATTTCCATTTTCTCATTAGATGTTCCAAATGCAGGTAATTTCTTTTTATCTTTTATCTTTCTTTGGTCACTCCAATCAGTGCAGTAATAATAATTCTCTATCTTTGGAGAACTACCTAACTTTTCTGCTCTTAATAATTGAACAGGTACATGATACATCTTTTTAATCTTACTATGGTCATCATTCCAATATACTTGATATGCAGCATTACCAAATAACTTTAAGTCAAAGGCAACTCTTTTAGTTTCTTCTTGTGGAATTAACTTCTGCAATATTTCGTTAAATGTTTCATCCTTAGAATATAATCCTTTACCGAAAATTAAATCTGATATACCTTCTATTGCAGCTGCATTAGATGTACTAACATTAAATGCATTGATAACTGCTTCAAAGAAATCATCTTGCCCATAAACACCAAATGGTACGAATGGATAACGTGATTTAGTATCTTCAGTTATTATTGGTAACTGATTATTATTTACATTTACAATTGAAAGTTTTGTCGTTTGTTTCATATTAATTCATTATGATATACTTGTTCTCTGATACGTTAGAGATGTATTGTGTATTTTTATTTTCGTATATTGATTTTACTACTGATTGAGATGCATATACCTGTATTGTACCATGCCATATCGGTTCAGTACTTCCACTATTTAATAATTCTGCTCTGTATTCTTCACCTACCATTGTGCCTGATATATTAAGTGAGAATGAAACAAAACTCTCATATGGAACATATGTTAAACCTGTAATACTTCCAGTTGTATTATCTTGTGTAGTCATGTTCTGCAATGCAAGAGTAAAGTTAGAACTTGCCGTAGGTTGTGTGCGGAAGCAATATTCGTTTGATTGACTGATATAGTATGCGAGCATTATCTATGTATTTAGTAATAATAACAAAGCATTATCCAATAATAGTTATTGTTTTAACTTACAATTATCCATATGCCATCTTAACATTGGTAAACCATTTCCTTCTTTACTACAATGTGGACATTTATATTTTTGCTTTGAATTATGTTTTTCTGATTTTATAGAAGTTTGTCCACCTAAATGTCTATACTTTAATAATGTTGTAATTGCATGTTTATTAGATTGGCCACCCTTAACAGATTTTCTAATGGTAGTAATATAACTTTGATGTTGATTTTTATATCCATATTCATCATTCAATTCTTTTTCTAAAGCATCTGCTATTCCTA